AGAGTTTGCGACAAACTCTGTATACCTCCGGAGGATGTATTATCCCACACATATCGTGTAGGTGACGAGCTCGTGGAGCCCGTGCGAGGTACATTCATGGGGCTTCCGCCCTCATGGATTGTCCTCTCAATTGCCCATGAGGCAATATGCCGGATAGTTGATCCGGCAGGAAGTTCGTACTTCCTTAAAGGCGACGATTTGGCCGCCTACTGGACTTCTCGACAATGGGAGAAGTACCAGAGTCTAATGACTCTGGCAGGTTTCAAAGTGAACCTGAAAAAGAGCTTCGTAAGCTCTACTCGCTTTTGGTTTTGCGAGAAGGGTTACCAGTTAACCCAGAAGAACAAGTATGTTTCTTCTTACACAGGAAAGTCCCGTGTTTCTCTGACCTTTCAGAGATTGAACCTAAGTTCTCTTAGGTACCTTGTAAAACAAGGAGGAATCGATGATTCCTTTATATCGCGTAACACGCGATATCTTTCCGAGTATCGGAATTATAACAGCCGTGCTGTTAAGATCATTCGTAAGATCTTGCTAAGGCGATCACCGCCTGCTCTGCGATATCTCGCAGAGTATCCTCTTCAATTGGGAGGATTATCTCTACCGTATAGAGATCGAAATTTGTCAAACAAATTTATACTGCGCGCAATGAACGCAGTTCATGACGGACATGTCCGTCCTCTCACCCATTCTAGGGTGTTTTCTCCGCTAGGGAGAAAAGCTCTATCAATCGTTGATAGATGGACTTCAAGCTTGAAGTTCGTACCACATACTGTGGACCGTCCAATGTTGGACGTTTCAGATGCCATGGCATCTCTTGTATCCCATGTGATACAAATACTCATCTTACGAGGTGAGTTCTCTCCTCCTATTCGGGGAGAAACAGCCTTTTATAAGGCTCGTTCCTTTTTCAAGAAAAAGGTTTATGCCGCCCCGATATCGGGACGTAGGTTAAACAAATTAACCTTATCGTATGTCTATGACATACTTGGTCACGAAACGGTGACCATTGAGTCCATTAACGAATTGGACTGTCCTGCATATGTCAGGACCATCCTGCTTAAGGATGGTAAGGAGGTTCTTCCTCCTCAATCTCTTATGAGAGAGATATAACCGCC